TCATTGACTTTATGCGAGCTAGGTATTACGATCAGTTTACTCATTGGTCAATGGCTTAATTTTTTAAGCTTTCCTTCATGCTAGGGTCAGGGAAAGCAACCTATAATCTCTGAGGTGGTTTAGACCTGGGAGACTCTCTTTGAAGTTTAATGTCATTCTTGGCGATTGCCAATTTTACCGTTTTCACCCTTGGGGCTTGCAAATGGACTATAATATGTTTTAATCGCTGGCATTATAGCATAAGATTTTAGTATGTCTAGTTCCAAAGAAGAATTATTAATAAAAATCAAGGAATCTGTTCTTGAGTTTGCTGCTGATGAGAAGTTTGATAAGATCAAATGCTTGTCTAGGTACGATCCAGATAAGGTAGCCAATATATTGTATTTATTTAGTATAGGTAAGACACAGACGCAAATTGTGAAGAAGTATGGATTTCACAGGCAGACGGTCATAAGTATACTCGCGGATTATTCGGATCACTTGGGTAAGTTCAAGGAATTGGGTGGTAAGCTCGCGGCCAGGAACTATCTTCAACTGACTTCATTAGAAGAAGATTTGGTAGAGAAGGTGCGGGACAGGCTGGAGAATGACCCAGAGATGGAGGTAAGCTTTCGCGATCTGAAGGAGCTTTCAATAGCAAAGGCTAATGCTAGTCGTGAAGCATTGACCGCGAGAGGTGAAGCCAGTAATATAACAGAGGAGAGAAAGGTAGTTACGCAAGAGGATTACGAGGATACCATCAAGGCAGCGAAGGAAAGACTTGAGGCACTCAAAAAAGCAGATATAATAGACATAGATGGCGATAACTGAGGATTATGATGATTTATTTGATAGGGTTCGTGGTAACTTAGGCGAACACTTTTCAAACTATATGTTTATTGTCATGGACGATGATGGCGACTTGTTCTATGATTATACTAACTTTAGGGTTGGTAGAATGCTTGTTAAAGAAACTCATGATGACATGGAAGGCAAAACAGATATGCTGGACATTATATGGGAAGAAGAACTACTAGAAGAAGGCGACGAAGAAGATGGAACTGACATTTACTAAGCATCCCTTACTGGATGCCCCAACGGACGAGGAGATAGTACTTCTCGCGGAAAAAGACCCACAGCTGCTTAGGCAGCTTATTGAGGTTCACGAAGGTAGAATCAAGGCCGCGGAGGAAGATCCTGTGCGTTATGGTTTTGACCTTGAGGGCTGGGCTAGGATTAGAGATGGGTTACAGGAGTACAATGAAGTACTTGTTCTGGGTGGTAATAGATCTGGAAAGACGACTGGTTGTGCAAAGATGCTTATGGAAGCTGTTATGCAGAATAATGATGGGCATATAGTTTGCTTTAGCCAGAACGCAGATACTAGTATCAAGGTTCAGCAGTCCGCGATTTGGGAGATGATGCCAAAGGAGTTCAGAAGGAAGACCAAGAGTACAGAAGGATATATCAACTTTTCTATGCAGAATGGATTTACTGGTAGTTCATTTATTTTCCCAGATACCAGAACCAGAGTAGATTTTAAGACTTATACGCAGTTCAGCAACAATCAGACTATATTAGAGGGTTTTGAGTTCGGTTTTAAGCAGCAGAGTTCTAATAACATTGGTGCCTGGCTGGACGAATACTTGGGTGATGCGGCATTGGTCAATACGTTAAGATTCCGTCTTGCTACCAGAAACTCTAAGATGCTTATAGGATTTACCCCTATTGATGGATATACACCATTCGTGGCAGATTATATTAAGGGGGCTGAGACATTGCAGACCAAGCCCGCGGCATTGCTGGATAGAGATGTCCCAGTAAAGCAGTACAGTCCAGATCGCGATGCATCTGTAGTATATTTGCATTCTGACGAAAATCCGTTTGGTGGATATGATCGTATAGCCAAGGATTTAAAGAATAGACCCGAAGAGGAGATATTGGTTCGTGCCTATGGTATACCAGTTAAGAGTATGACCTCTCTGGTGCCTATGTTCAACACAGAGGTAAATGTACTTTCTGATGTAGAGAACAGATACGGTATGCAGTTCCCAGATATATCTGGACATGGTTTTACTTGTTATCAAGTCGTTGACCCAGCTGGAGCCAGAAACTATGTTAGTATCTGGGCTGGTGTAAACAGAGATGGAGAAGTATATATACGAAGAGAGTGGCCAGACAGAGATACCTACGGAGAGTGGGCAGAGTTTGGTGACCCTAGATGGAAATATGGGCCAGCCGCGAAAAAGATTGGCCTAGATATTGCTGGGTATGTAGAACTGTTTGAAGAGATAGAAGAAGAGTTAGGTATTAAGGTATTTGAACGCATAGGTGACTCTAGATTCTTTGCAAAGGAAAATGAAAACAACGACGATCTATTTACTGTTTTTGCTGATTATGATATGCATTTTGTCCCATCTGATGGGAGAAATGAAGAGTTTGGTATCAATGCGCTTGACGAATGGTTTGCATACAATCCAAATGCAGAGATAGATCACGCGAACAGACCTATGTGCTACATTCACGAGGACTGCGGAAACCTAATAGATAGTTTAATCAACTACAATAGTAAGGGTAAGACTGACGAACCACTGAAGGACTTTTTTGACGTAATCAGATATTTGAGAACATCCACGGGAGGAGATGGGCCTATGCACATTGACAAATGGGATTTTCAAAGTAGTCTTAAATCAACAGGAGGATATTAATGCCAAAAGTAAAATTAACAAAGTTAGCCGAAGAGAACGACATATCTTTTGAAGAAGCTATGGAAATAGCAAAGGATAAGTTGCCAGAAGATTATCTTACTGGCAAAGGTAAGAACACATGGGTTTGCGAAGAAGGTCAAGAGATCTTAGTTGAAGCCTTTGATGTACCAGAACTTGTACCTAAGTTTCTTCACGGAGTTGTAAAGCACGCTGCACCTAATCCGCACTATGTATATGCATATATACCAGAGATAGGAAAGAAAGTACCAGTCGTTATTAGTAAGTATTTTAAAGATCGTTTAGTAGGAAAAAGAATAGACATTGAAGCCATCCAAGATAATAAAGGCGTGTCATACAGACACTCCCCGAAAAAAATACGATGATCCTACTTTGGATCCGCACTGGATATTAGAACAGGTAGACAGATTGCTCGCTTGGGAAATGCTTACCCGTGCCTTGACGTTTAGAATGCACGAAGAACTCTTACCACAAGATTTATGTGATAGAATTGGAGTTCATAAAGGTTTCGTATATGAAATAATAAAATCCGCAAGAAAACAATTAAATGCACCAAACTGATGATTTCCAGTCCTTGACCTATGTTGGCAAGGAGCCAAACATTCAAGCTTTAAACAAAGCATACGATCAAACAGCAAATGAACTAGAGTCTTATTTTGACCAGTGCAGAAACAATTACGACGACAGACGTAACTTTTGGCCTGGTAAAAGTTCTGACCTTAGAAAGCACGGATCAGATGCATTCCCTTGGGAGGGCGCGTCCGATATGGAAGCTCATACTATTGATGAGCGTATTACTCGTTTAGTATCTTTATTTATGTCCTCTTTGAACAGGGCTAATGTTAGAGCTTACCCTGTAGAAAGTGGAGACATAGAAAGAAGTAAGGTTGTATCAAGTTTTCTAAAATGGATGACTACATCTGGATACATTCCTAGATTCAAGCAAGAGATGGAGCTTGGTGCTAATTACTTGCTAGAGAGAGGTGTATTAATTACATATGTAGGATGGAATCGCGAAGACCGCAGATATTTACAAAAATTAAATCTTGAACAGATTGCACAGATCTCTCCAGAAACAGCGGAGATGATTTTAAATGAAGCTCAAGAAGACATGGTAATCAGTAGCTTTGAACAAGCGTTTGATGGAGTGACAACAAAAAGAGCTAAGAGGGCAATCAAGTCCTTGCGTGAAACTGGTTTTGCGGAACTACCAGTTATTCGTAGGCAAGTGGATGCCCCTAATATTAAAACACTAGCTCCAGATGGTGACTTCTTCTTTCCTAGTTATGTTACTGATCCCCAGCG